GTGGAGCTTAAATATGCTATAATGTCATCTGCTTCTACTCTACTTAATGATACTGTTTTAACAGGTAATGTTTGTAGATACTGTATGATTCGGATAATCTGGTTGATTTTAGAATCATCTTCTTCTTCTAAATTATCAAACAATTCATGTTTTGTAACTCGAGTTACATTTCTAGCAGATTTATATTCTGGGATTATGTTTTTCCTGTTGTTTGAGGAGCCAGGTCCATCAAATACAACATAAACTTGGGTTGGTTGTATTGTACGGATTAAAGCACCTAAAGATCGAAAAAATCCCCCTAAACCTCCTATATGGACTCCGTTTGAATTTACAGCGTTTATAGCACTAAAATTTCTAAAAAATAAATTCAGTCCATCTATTAAAAGGTATCTTTCAGATGTTGGCAATTCTTCTCCTTGTTCTTGTATGTTATTTAGGAGGTTTAAGAGGTCTTTTTTCATGTATTAATCTTCGTTTTCAAATAAATCAGCAGTTACTGCTTTTTCGTCCCATTCACTATTATCTTCTTGTACTGCATAATTACCTTGTCCTAAAATATCAGCCCATTCATGCGAATGTGTATCTTTATATTTTTTAACCGCATTTGGGTCATCTTTAATAAACCCATGTACTGTAGATATAATAGTTCCCATTGTTGTAATACCGTTGATATGGTTTTTATCACATGCGATTTTAGTACGCAACGCAAATTCAACTTTTTTCTTATCTTTTACAGCATTGATTTTAGATGTACCTGCATTTGTAACATTACCAAATGTTAAACATAAAGAAACATCATAGTAAAATGTATCTCCACCTTTGTTTGTCATTCTAGGTTGTGACATTGGAGTTAAAGCCGGGGCAACACCTACTTTGTTTACAATAAACAAGGTATTCGTGTATTTTGAACTTTCCTTACGAGACATTACAATCTGCTGGTTAATGAAATTACCGAATTGAGTTGCAATGGCTCCTGCGTTCCACATCGGATTATTTTTGCCTTGCTCAATTGACATTTGGCATGGTATTGAACCAACCGAATCCCAAATGAATAACAAATCATATGGTAAATTGCCTTTTTTCTGTTCGGTCAGTAAGTCAATAATAAACTCTGCAATATCTTCAATTGAATTTAGAGTACTTCTATCTCTATAGATAAAGAAACCAGTTTGATCTACAATTTCACCTGTATCTGTATCAACTACATCCTCGATTTGGAAACCCATTTTTTTCCAGTGTTCCCAATCGTGTTTCATTTCGGTAATAATTAACACAGGTAATACTCCCATTTTTTGAGCATTAACTGCTATTTCAATAGTCATAGTAGACTTTCCTGTATTACTTTTACCTCGAACCATAGCATTATGACCCATAGGGATTCCGGGGATGGATAATGCTTCTTGCAAAGCTGGTGAAAATGGAATCCATCTTTGTTCCTTAAATTTAACGTTGGACGCTAAACCTTTATTTGCTTTAAATTTATCTAAGCTAAAGGCGGTTTTCAGTTCTTTGTCCGCCGCCTCTGTTAGCGATTTTCTTTTTGCCATAAATTGTTTTTAATTAAAATGGAGAATCATCATCCTCGTCATCAAACAAATCATCAAACGCATCTGCTTTAGATTTTTTAGCAGCTGGTTTTGTTGATAAACTGTAGTTTGATTTTGCGGGGGCAACTTCTTCTAGTTCTTTTTCAACTGAAGCAACTGTTTCCTCTTCATCTTCTTCAGGATTTAACCATTCTTGAAGTGCTTGTTTGATAGTATCAAATGGAAGTGGTTTGTATAGATCAAGTGGATTTTCTTGTTCCTCTAACAATTTTTCAACCAATTTAGAATCACTTGATAATGGAGAGGTTTTCATTGAAGGTGCAATAGTAGTTTTATTATACTTTGTACCTGTAGCCTCTGGTCCTACTGTAGTTAATTTAATATCTCTACCTGACATGATGTCTGAAAAGTCTCCTACTTCCTCGTCAGCTGCCATTTGTAAAAATGCCTCGTAAATTTCTTTACCAAATTCCCACAATTGAACACCTTCAGATTCTTCACCACGTACAATTACAGGAGCATAGATACGAGTTTTAGGATCTAATTTTTTAGCTAAACGCCAATTTTCCTTATCGTTTGTACCACGCAATTGTTTTGCAAATTCTGCAATTGGATCTTTTTCACCCCAGTTTAAAGGAGAGGCAATTACTTTTTTACTTCCGATACCGTAGTAAAATTTCATTTCCGTGAATGGAAATTCTTTGTTGTATTTAAACGGAACAACTCTAACCGTTTGTTTTCCAATGCTTGGCTTAAATCGCTTTACATTGCTTGAATTGTTTGAACCTCCTGTTGAGGTTTTTTGCATTGATTCAAGTTTTTTCTTGATTGCATCTAGATTCATATAACTTAATTTATAATTTTACAACGTTTAATATAATAACCTTTATTTAAATAGCCAAACTATAGTTCAACTATTTTAAAAATCTTTGTATTCAATTGCTTAATCTCATTATGTTGAGTTAACAATATACAATTTTTATAATGTTGCCAATTTATTGGGTATTTTGTATCAACTACTCCACTATTTAATCTTTTAATTAATTCGTTTAATGCGTTTATAGTGTATAAAGTGTTTGATTCTTTTTTTCTATGTACAAGAATTGTATTATCAGGAATATTATTTATGTTACCTTGATCTACATTATATGTTACAACATATTCATTGTTACTTTTAACATGTAAAACAAACATTTTGTTATACATTATAGAATATCTAGTAGATAGTTCATGAACTAGTAGTTCAAGATCATCTAAAGCTGTAAAAGTGCAAAATAGTCTGTTGTTCATCAATGTAAAATCTAAGACTTCATCAAAGTCATACTGATTATACATATATGAAGGTGTTTCGAGAGTGGTGTGCATAACTTATTTTAAATTGTTGTAGTTATTTCCTGTTTTAATTTTAACTTGTAATTGTTTAGTTTTAAATGTTTCTAAAATTTGCTCTATTACTTCTGTTTCATTTTCATCTACATCAAATAAAAATGAATCGTAAACATATAACACGAGTTTAGTATTTTTCCCTCGTAAAATTTTAAAAATATCCCACAATATAAGAACATTATTTGCGGTCTCCAAGTTTTGTAGTACGTAATTTAAAAGTTTTTGTGGATTCATTTCCTCTATTTCACTTTTTATAAATTTATGATTTGAAATAGGACACTCAATGTATCCTCCATAATTGAAAGTGTCCCATAAATCATCTACATATGCCTGTACTTTTTTAAAAAACTCTAAATCTCTATATTCTTTCCAAATACCCCCATACAATTGTTTGAATGTTATTTCTTTTGCTTTGGCATAGTCCACTCCATACATTTGAGCAAAAGCCATATGAATATCGTTATCACCGAAATCATACTGTAGTAAATTAGCAAGAAGGGTAGGGTGATAAGCAGAAATATCCATTTCAATAAAAACATCGTTGCGTGGTATAAAGCACTCTCTTTCTCCATTATCTTTGTTTAAAGCTGAAAAATTTAGGTTGTTAAATGTATTAGATGGTCTTGTTGTTAATGTGTTTAGGTTATATTGCGTGTATATAAACTCGTTTACTTCCCTATCATAGTACTGTTCAAATTTGGTTTGATCTACTTTTATACCCGCTCGTTCTAATTGATTAAACACAAGTGCTGCTTTGTTGTAAAATGGATTTATTCTTATACTATTAAAATTAGCAAAATTTTGCTCACATACCTCATAATGTTTTACAATTGGAACAAT